GTCAGCAAACTGATCGTGGTAGCGCTTCTCGTAGTCCGGCGGTGCGGTGGGCAGGCGCGGAGCGACAACCCGGTTGAGTTCGTACTTCGAGGTAACGATCAGGGTCATCAGCGTCTTCCATCCGGACGGATATCAATTGCAGGAACGCCCAACTGCCAGTTCACGCCAAGCCCGTCAGAGCTAACCTTGAACGCCATCTGCCGCCCACGGATGCGGGTGTAAACGATCTGCGTAAACTGCTGCACCGTGTAGTTGCGCTGGCCTTGGTAGTTCTGCGCGCTGATCACCGAAGGCGTGTCCGCAGTGCTGTAGTTGGCACCAGGGTTCTGGCGCGGGCGTAGAGTAAACGTCACCGCCGGGTTGTTGACGTAGGAGCCGTCGAACGAGATGTCGGGGATCATGCGCCACGCAAAGCCGTAGTTGTGTCCGTCACCGATGTTGAAGTCGGCAGACTGGATGTACGCACTGATGGGTTGAGGCGGGTTGGTGGTAGCGTCGTCCACACCGCTCTCATGGTAGACCAGCTGATTGCCGTAGGTAGTAGCCGTCGGGTAATCGCGCAGGGGCGTATCTAGCCACGCCGTTCTACCAAGATTGCCGTAGGACCAGATGCGCTCAAGATGGTTATAAATAACGTAGCGGTCAATCACTGTGGAGTTGGCCGAGCAATAGAACCACCAGATTTCGTTATAACCCTCGTTGGTGCCGGCATAAACCTGGTACTGCTGCTGAAGGTTGATGTCACCAAAAATGTATTGGCGCAGAGGGCAGTACAGGGTTTCCACACGGCCCGAGTACATGTAGAACTTATCCAGCCCCATCCAGTACGTGATGTTGGCTGCGGTGGCAGTAGCGTTCGGCCCTGCAATTGACGTGTTGGAACCCAGAATTTGGATACCCCACACATACGGCGGCCCAAGATACTGCATGGAGTACAGCGCCGCGTCCGTCCAGACCAAAATCTCCTGACGAGTTTGCTGCTGCGCAACAATGCTGGAGCCGGTCGAAAGGCGATAGCTACCCGCCTGATTGGTAGCCGCAGGGTTCCAAGTGGCGTAATCTTCTTGGTCAGACCAACGAATCAGCAGCGGGTCAAGCTCAGCGGAGCCGTAGTCGTTGCAGCCAAATGCAATCACAAAGCGTGACGCGTCCGACACCGTTACTGTGTTGCAAACGCTAGGGCATCCCGAATCAGTCTGGTAAACGCCGGAGCTGGTAGAAGACAGCAACGAAGCACGATCATAAATCAAGGGGTTAGGGTTGACCGCCCACAGATATAACGGACCGCCTCTAGGGTTGATAAGGAGGTTTTGCCCAAAGTTTGCCTGACTCCACAACCGCAACTGCACACCGATTCCGCCGGAACTAGCCGACTGTCCCCACCCCGTGGCGTTGGTGTATTGATTAACGGTGGTACCAGAGGCATGGGACACGGCGGTGCTGCCCACCCCGCGAGTGCAGCCCGTGAAAGTTGTTGAAGTTTTACCCGAATAGGTGATGTATTCACCGTTAATACCGATTGCGCCCGAAGCAGCAAAGCCAGTGGTGGATACCACCGTGATGGTCGTGGCACTGGAATTCAAAGCGCCGTTCAAAGTTGTCGTTGCGGCGATGATCGTAGCGCCACCGTAGCCACCAGCGCCCCAACCAGTTAGTGTGGTGTAGACCTCTTCACCAATCGAAATCTGATACGTAAATGTAGCTGCGCCCGTAGTGCCAGAGGAGGTGGCGGGAGAACTGACCGTGATGCTGTAGGTGGACGAGTCAATATAGGTGATGCGGAACTCTTTGTTCAGCGCGGAGGCGGGGATGCCGTTTACTGCACCGCCAACACCCGAAATCGTGACAAAGTCCCCACCACGCGCAGCATAGCCTGCGTCGTTAATGACGACTGTGGTGGAGCCGTTGGTGGTTGTGAAAGCGTTGGCCGCAATGATGTTCACATCACGGATCGGCGTGATGTCGTAGAAGCTGCCGCCGTTAGATTGCTGGATGTAGTACTTCAGGTGCGTGCCCAAACCCAGCAAGTTGTAACCTGCAAACGTCACCCAGTTCCACAATGACCGACAGGTTCCCCAGAAAGAACCCGTTGGCGGAGCCATAGATGTGCCGTTGTTGTAATAGCCGCCAGTGTCCCGCACCCAGCCACCAATTTTTTCTGGGTAGCCAGAGCGAAAACGCACCTTGTCCATCTCAAACCAAGTGCCCTCGTTGGCAAGAGACGTGGATTCCCGGTTAATGCCGGGTCTGAGCTGGAGTTTTTGCAGCGGCATGCGCGCCCCTTTATGCGGTCAAAACCTCTTGCGCGTGTTTAATATGCGCAATCCGGTCGTCTAGCCCAATGGTACCGCCGTTGATCTTCTTTGTCATCCCGGTGTAGTCTTTAGCATCAGCCTCTTTGTTAAGCTGGCGCTTGTTCCAGTACCACCCTGCAGTCAGCGCCGCATACTTAGGAACCAGCACGTAGTCAGGGCTGTGGAGGAAGTCCATATTCAACGCGTCACCAGCCAGCGTGTAGTTGTCTTTGCCGGTGAGTTGAATCAGCCCGCGCCCGTGGTACAGCCAACCTTCACCCGTTTCCTCCGGCCCGTTACCCATGCGCCCTGCGTATACTTTATTAGCAATCTTCTCGGGGTTGCGGTGATAGGGCTTGGCGGACTCCAGCGTCGGGAAGCGGCTCGGCCAAGTCTTCATCAGGCCCTCTGCGCTGTAGTTCATGTTCTCCTCCAGCTTGGTGAAGTTCATGGACTCATGGGCGCACTGCCCGATGAACGCGGCTTGGCGCTCGGGGGTGTTGATCTCGTAGCGGTGGAAGACCTCTTCTAGAGGCTCGACCCAGTCAACGCTGATCTTGAGTTTGGCGAGGGTGTTGGCGAGGCTCATCATTTAATTGCAGGTGCTTTAGAGAGGAGGTCAGTTTTAGCCTGAGAGCCAGCGCTAGAACCAAAATAGTACGCGATGATGCCAGTCCATGCGGTGCCGAGGCTACCCAGCATCATCAGGATGGCGGGGTTGTTGGAGTCCACTTTGCCCAGCAGCATCATGATCAGGATGCCAAAGAAGCCAAGGGTCACAAGTCCAGCCAGCACGGGGGGCACGATGGAGCGGGTGGTGGCCTGCATCTCACGGGCCGACTTGCGGTCATCCACTTCCAGTTTGGCAAAGTTCAGGCCCAACTCCTGCGCCTGTTTCTGAAGTTCAATTTCCGCCACCTTGACCTGCGCAATCTGGTCGGCGGTCAACTTATTGTCTTTGATCAGGTCGCTGACCTTGTCCTCGTCCACCCCAATAGCCTTGGAGATAGCAGAGACGGCCATGCCGGCCAAGGGTCCACCCATCGCAGTAGCGATAGTGGGGGCAATCTGTTTGAGCCATTCCATTACTGTTTACTCCTTGAAAGCATGGTTGCCGCAATCTGCAAAAGCGTGCGGTACGCCTCAATGTCCGGCGGCTCTTCCCGCCAGCCCACGGTGATCTGCCCCACGAACTTGCCCTGCTCAGGCGGGACACTGACCCGGCAGCCATAGGCCACGCCCTTTTCGATGTACCACAGGCCAATCTCAGACTGCGCCGTCTTGTACTGCCCGCACGGTATCTCTCCGGCCATGAGCGCCACCACATCCTTGTTGTTGGCAGCGTTGGTAGTGAACAGGCCGATGTCCAACCCCTCCAGCGCTTTCTCCCGCCCCTGCTTGGTGTACGCCCGATACAGAACGCGGGTGCCAAAGATCGGGTTGACCTTGAAGATCGCCACAACTGTGGCATCCGTATTTTTGAAGAGATGCGCCGCGACATCTTCCACCCGGTCTTCCGCGATGGTGGGCAACTTCTTCTGTTCGTTGTACGCGCCGATCAGGAAGGACTGGTTCTGCCAGATGAAGTAACCCACGAACGTGAAAACGGCCATCAAGATGATGGCGAACAATTTAAACGGTGAGTCCACATAACTCAGGACTCGATCTAGCACCGTGATCTGCGTCTTCTCTTCGCTCACGACAATGCCTGTCTGACAATAAAGATGACGATGGCGCCCAAGATGCCCAAGGTGATCACCACACCAATAATCTGCGCAATCAGCAGCCGCTG